ATTGCCCCGTGGTAAAGCCAGGGTCGGTGATGTCTCCTCGATACAGGGGCAGGCCGGGATAGAGGTCCCTTGCCATGCTGATAGCTTCGTCGTTGTAGTCTATGCCGCTGTACTCTGCCCAGTGGGGCACATAGGCTTCTATGACCTCGTAGTAGTAGGCCGATGCACAGCCAGCATCCAGCAGGGAGATGGTGGCCAGTTGGCTCCGCTCCTGGAGCCACATCAGGGCCTCGCCTACGATGCGAAACTCCTCAGTTGGTTCCCCTTCATGCAGCGCCTTCAGCTGCTCTTGCACTAAGGGCCGCTGCTGCGCGGCCATGATTGCTGTCTTGTAGCCGTTAGATGGGTCGATCACAGTTCCAAGTCCTCCCTTGGTCCATTGCACGCTGGACACCTTGTCAAGGCAGCCGCCCAGGTATTGCCACACCATGCACATCGCCAATATGGGGCCGCCCGCAATTGGACGAACTCTAGCCTTGCTCCTTTGCCAAGAACCAGCGGCTCGCCGGGCGTATTCAGCCAGTCCCGCCATACTAAACGCAGGCGGGCAATGTCAGCCTCCGATATTGGGCGGTCAATCGTGATAATGCCTCGCGTCAGACTCATATCCCCAACTCCTCCCTCAGTATCAGCCGCAGTTCCCTCGCCCTTGCTTCCCAGGTGTGATACGTCATCACATGCTGGTATCCGTTCTCTGCAAACCGCTCCCACGTCCCCGCAGCCAGCAAGCCCAGGATCGCCGCAGCCAATGTCGCGCGGTCTATGTACGTCGCGTAGTGTACGCCACTGACCAGTTCTACCGGCTCCACCTCCGGTAGTATGCTAGTCAGTACGCAGGTATGACAGGCCAGAGCGTCAAACATCCGGTGCGGCCTGTTGGCCGGAGTCCTGGTCAGGTTGACGGTAACCTTTGAGCGGTTGAACGCCTGGGCGTACCCTTCATCAATCCTGACTCCGCCCGCATACTCCAGTTCATGCTCTGCGCAGAAGGTCTCCAGCCATTGCCCCATCTGCTCGCGTTCCTTGCTGCCACTAGTGCGGCAATGGTATGACACGTCCACGTCGGGGTGAAGCCCGTAGTCCTTGAAGAGCCTATCGTTGACGCAGTGGGACAACCGGCGCACTGGTGGGCCGCCCTTGAATCTCTTGAGCTGGTCATGGTCCACCAGCACGAGGTCGGCCAATGCAGTCTGCTGTTTGCGTTGCTCATAATGCCCCTCAGATAAGGTGCTGTCCACCACGTAGTAGACGATGGGCACGCTGTCGCCGCCATAGAATGAACCATACAGCTTGCCGTCCTCGTAGAAGATGAGGTCGTATTCACCCTCAAAGAGGGTCCGGTTTAGCTGGAAGCCCTTTTGCTGCGGAAAGTGGTCCCACTCAAACTCAGGGACCGGGTAGGACCAGATGCCCACCATCCGACTGTCCACACTGCGGGGACTGTCACGGTGAATCAGGGCGACTCTAAGCGGTTTCATCTCGCTCCTTCAGCATCTCGCTTATCCGTCTCCTCCGTACCTCGGTGAACGAGTAGCCACATTCTGGGAAGGGGGCCACACAACGGGGCGAGAACGGCCATTCTCGGCATATCCAACTTCTCTCGCCGTAATGACTGCAAAGACCGTCATCGCCAAGGCCATCGCTGCCAAAGTCTCCGCAACCGGGGCCAGCCATGTTGACCTTTATCGTCTTGAAAAAGTGTCTCCATCGGCCCTGATAGACTTCTTGCCAGATGCCCGTGTGGTCTGTATTGTGACCGCCTGCCTTCCGTTCGCTTTTGAACGGCGTTTCGATCTCGTAAGTGACGCGGGTCCGACAGCAGCCCCCGCACTTGTTACACTCACCATGACGTTTGTACTCAATGACTGTATCGGCCACATAGTCCCATTCGAGGTAGCGCTTCATCTCCCCTCCCCAAACTCCTTGACCTTCTTCCACGCCTCTTCACTGTCCGATCGCCCGTGCACCAACCCCCGCCAACTCCTGGCGCGCATGGGGTAGTGCATGATGCCCGCGCAGTTTTCTCGTGCATCGTAGTCCGGCACGGTATTCCAGACGTTGGTGAGCACCAGCGTCTTCAGCGGCACTCTCCATAACGCCCTCAGCATGGCCGCCTGGTCCCTTTTGCCGTACTTCTGCCACTCCTCATACCAAGCCGTAAAGAAAGCCCGCGTGCGTTCATTCCTCTGGTATGCAAATACACCGCCATTTAGTTGCATTATTTCATCTGAGCCCAGGATGTTGTACGTCTTCTCGCATTCGTCCCGGTTGTCTGGCCGCACCATGTTCCTGGCCAGGTGGTACTTGCCGGGGTTCGTGCAGATCACGAAGTCCCAACCGTCCTCGAGGACCGCCCACAGAAAGTCTATGGGCGCTATCAGTTCTGTGTCCGCATCGAGGTACAAGATGCGCTTCCACTCAGCAGGGGCAAACTCATCTATCTTTAGCTTGCCGTGCCTGCCCCCTATGTCTACGTCGGGGCACTGTACGAACTGGTCCTCCACCCCCAACGGCTCTACCCCCACGAAGGCAACCGGCACACCGGGCATGTGCTTCCTGAAGGTGCCGATTAGCTTCTGGGCGCAATCCCTGGCCGGCCCTCGAAAGCCCACGCAGTACATCCCCCTCTGTCCGGTTGTCCTCACCGTGGGCACGTCGTAAAGAAGTCCCTCAAAGGCCCTCTCGTGGTCCTCTGCCCAGTTCTCAGGGGTGTATGGTGCCACGGCAGCCCTTAGCCCGTCTGGGGCCACCTGGGCGGCACAGGCGGTCTCTAGTGCGGCCCGCATGGAATTGTAGTCGCCTTTTTCGTAGCGATAGATGCCTTCTATGTCCGGTAGGTCATCCATCATACCTACGTCTCGGGGGATGACTACGGGGATCCCACAGGCTAGGGCCTCCAGCGGGGGCATGGGGTTGGCCTCGACTAGAGAGGTGCACAAGAACACATCCAGGCCTCGATAGAAGAGGGGCAAGTCTGCGTCGGGGTTGCTAGTCTGTCGGCATTCCCTGACCGGCCAGCCGAAACCCATTGCGATTAGTTTAATCGTCCTTATGAAGCGGTCCCCCATTAGCTGTGAGACCAGGGCCTCGCCCTTCCTCTTGCTGCGCCGATCAATGAAGCCACTGAGTCCAACGACGGGCCGGTCGTGAGGGGGTCTAGGGTCAGGACTGAATAGCTCCTGGTCTACCGGAGGCCTGACCAGGACGGTGGGCCCGTATTCCTCCAGAATAGCCTCATATCGTCTTGCGGTAACGATGCGGAGGTCACACTGAGGGGCGGCCGTGTCCCACCACCCGGCCTTGTCTGGTCGGGTCTCTTCACGGTGCGTGAAGTAGGCGGACAAGGGAGTGTCGTGCCAGCCGTTGAATGACTCTACGAGGTCGATGTAGCAGAGGAAGTGATTTAGCTCTGCGTGGGGATCCGGTGAATCGCTCAAACTCCAGCCGGTGTTAGCGGCCAGCATCCGCGCGAGACGGCCCAGAATCCTATCGTTCTGATAGTCCCTGCTGACAAGGTGGACGTTCAGTTGTTCCTCCTCCTACGCTACTGCCCTCGGTGATGGTGTGTCTACCCCGAACCAGCCGTCGCACATCATCTGTACCGCTGAGGCCGTCACCATCTTGACGCCATACTGCCCCTGTTTCCTGCCTATGCCCGTCACGTCCGCGGAAACCGTAATGGTGATGTCTCCTGCGATCTCATCCGTAACGGTTATGCTCCCGTCGGCTGCGGCTGTCGCTGCGGCCCCGTCGATGTAGAGCAAGCCCAGCGTCTCCTCTATGGAGACGATAGCCAAAGTGTCGGGATCGTTCTCAGCGTCACCCTTGGCCGTGAAGTACAGTGCGGTTCTGGCCGAGATGTCGCCTATGCCCGTCAGGTCTATGTCCCAGGTGCTATACGACTTGACCGCGATGTCGCTGCCACTGACTGCGGCTGTGACCTGAGTAGCCGATTGAGTCAGGGTCCTCGTGGCGTAGCCCCAGATGTCCGATGCGATCGCACTGATAGATGTCAGGGTTCTTGTCGCATAGGCCCACACAGCCGCCGCCGTGTCTGCAACTAGCGTTCCGTAGGATGTGAGGGTTCTGGTGGCCGATGCCCAGACCGCAATTGTTATCGCCGCCGCCGTGGGGATGTCCCCTATATGCTGTGCGTCCGTCGGAAACCCCCAGCCCCTATCCTGCCACTCGGCACCCGCTACGTCATGAGCCAACAGACTTATCCAAGCTCCGTTTGTCTGCGCCGCGCTCAGTTGTATCTCCACCTGTGTCCCGAGAGCAGGCACCACGGCGGCGGATAATACATTGCCGAAAGCGCCACCGTCTACCGACACCTGTATGTCGCCAAGCGCCAGCGTCGGGTTGACTTGAAAGATGTTGGTGTCTGCCTGCGAAGGCAGGAATACGTAGAATGTGAACGCTTCGTTTATGACTGGCGGTACTGGCATGTTATAGTTCCTCTATCTGTGTGCGCCATTTGTCCATTAGATTCCTAGCCTCACAAGGGCAGCACAATATCTGCTGGTCTTGGCGCCCCACGGTAAGCGCCCCCACTGAAAGTCTGCGTACAACGCCTGTGCAATTGCTCCCGGGCAAGTCGTAGATGCCCAAACGATACCAAAAGGCCAGCCCGGAAACGCTACAGCGTCGGGAAGGGCATTGGGAACCTCGAAATCCATTATAGATATCAGTTCCTCAACATTCGGTGGTCGCCAATCTGTGAGATTTGACAGGGCCGCCAGCCGCGCCCCGGCTGCGTAGTTGAAACAGGAGCGCGTCACCAAGCCGATACTTCTGGCCCCGCCAGCGGCCTCGTTCACAAGAACCTGATTTGATGGGTCAATGGTGATGTCTAGGTCAAGTCCGTTCACAGTCACGGACTCCACATAGTAGTCGGGCAGGTTATTGTCGGCATTGACGAACCCTGTGCACTTCACCAGGTCGCCCACATGATACCTAGTCAGTTCGGCAGCACCGCCCACGATACGGATGATATTGCCAACCATCGCCACGTCCGCCGCTGCGGGGTGCAAGGTAAACAGGGTCGCCACATCGTACCAATTGATCCGCCCGTCGCTCGTGTTGCCTACCTTCTCGCCTGTGCTCGTGTTCCTGCTCCACTGCAACCCTGTGTTATCGTCGTCTACTGCATTGTTGCTGTGGGCTGTGCGCTTGTAGAACGAGACGCAAGGCGATGCCGCTTCATTGACGATGGTGTTCTCTACCGTGGTGAATGTACCCGCCACGCCACCGGCTAGGACGTTGTAGACCCCATCATTCAGGGCGCTGCCCTTGATGACTATGATGTCATTTGCCAAGAAGGTCACAAGGCCAGCGGCAACATCGTTGACGGTGTTCGGGGCCACAAAACTAATCTGCCCCGTACCCTCAGCGTAGTGGGCCACCTCGATGAGGGAGTTGCCCGCGTAGTCCCCTGCATCTTGGACGGTGTATGACTTGGCATCGCCAGCCTGAACGTCGCCATCGTCACCAATAGAGTAGCAAGTGGTCTGCCCAGTCTCCAGCAGGTCGTTACCAGCAGCACCGCCGCCGCCTGTCCTGAAGATGGTTATGCCCGTCTGTCCTATACTCACCTAGTCCTCCCAAACAGGTGCGCTATCGCCGCCCCGCCATTATATGGCCACCCGAGAAGCCACATCTTGACCGGAGCCTTCGCTAAGGCCCTCAGAAACGCCCCCTGGTCCTGCCCCCTCCATCTCAGCCATTCCTTGCGCCACTCCGTGAACAGGTGTTCAGTCCTTTCGTTGCGCCTGAACCAGAACACGCCCGCCTGTAGCTGTACCGGGCACAATACTTCGTCCAGTGTTGCCTCTCTCTCCTCTTCGCTCAGGTGCCATAGGGTGTCCGCTCCCTGGTTCTGTGACGGGACCATAACCCAGTCCCAGCCGTCATCTAGTATTTCAAATATCGTGGAAATGTCGGCCCTGGCCCTGGTGTCTGCATCGAGATAGCAAACCTCTGTCCACGGCACTAACTGGTCTAAGTTGACCTTGGCCCATCTGGAGGCCTGTACGGGATCCTCATAGTCGCCCCTGTCAATGACCACGACGGGCAACTGTGTCTCCAGTGCCTTGATGCTCTCTGCTGCCTCCGCCTGGGCTTCTTTGCCTATGGCGATGTAGGCAACGCCTCGGGAAGGTCGCGCCATTCTGCCTCTACGGGTATCTCCTCTGGCGGTATTGCGCTGCCGTATGCCGCCGCTAATACGAACTCATCCACTACAGGCTTGATTTCCTCCCACAACTCAAGCGGAGCCAGGGTTTGGGCTGGCGTCATAGGAACCGTTAGTGAGACCTTGACTTCGTTGCCGCCCCTCACGAGTTGCCACCGAACCGTGACTGTCCCATCTCCGTTGTTGTCCAGCCCACGAACTAACCGGGGATCTCTCAAGAAACTGGCTATGCACCTTGCGGCATCCTTTGCCTTGGCCTCTATGGCCTCACTCACTCCCGTTACTCCTTCTTGCTGACCAGCCTACCGGAAGGGGCTACGAGACCCGCCACCGCCCGCACGTCCTCTAGGTGATATTTGGTGGCATCCAACTCGCCCTTTAGATACGACTCGCTGGGCGGCTTGATGCCCTCCTTGTCGATGGCGTTGGTCAACGCTTGAAGCAACGCCCGAGCAGCAAAGCTATCTAGCCGTAGAGTAGGCTCTGCGCTCTCCCCCTCTGTGACGAGCTTCATCACGAGGTCTATGGGTTCCGCTACATACACACCATCGTTGTCCCGGTTGATGATATAGATGTCTGTTCTACCCATCCAGTCTGCGTGGCCTACTACAACCTCCCAATCCTTACCTAGATACATTCACTCCCTCCTCACTCCATCTTCCCCTTCCACGTTATCGGCAAGGCTAGTATCAGCGGGTTGACCTGGTACAGTGCCCGCAGGAAGGCCAGCCTTTCGTCGCCTTCCTCCGCCTGCCAGACATCAATTAGCCGTCTGGTGTCGCCACATCGTTTGACAAACATCAGCCGCGTGTCGTACAAGGGAACCCGCAGCTCTCGTATGACCTCTTCTGTCCGCCGTCTCTCTTCCTCAGTCCCGACGTGACACGCTAGCTCTTTGTAGTCCCACAGTGGCACCGCTATTTGCCACTTCGTGAGCAGGTGAAAACCCACGGGCACCAGTTCATTCCTGAGCCGTAGGGAGGGCTTCCAGAGCAGCGTCTTGGGGTATTTGAGTTCTGCCCCGTCCCCCTCTGTGATGCCCAGTTTGCTTTCTGCCAGCTCCAGGTCTGCCGGTGCCTTGCCCCTGATGTACAGGCCGCAGTCCTCGGAGGTCAGTTCAGTGATTTTCTGTGCCGGGATATATGCCGACAGGTCAGCCAGCCAGCGCATGGCCTGCTGTTTGCCGACGTTGACCCAATCGCCGGGCTGCTTCGATTTGACTTTCCCGTGCTCTTCGATGTGCTTGACAGTTCTGAGTTGAACCCACATAGATGATTCCTTGTGGGGGCGGGTACAGCAGCCCCGTGGGTTGCCCCCGCCCCCGATTAGTATTCTGTTGTTACCGCTCCTACCCTACGATCTCCTGCCAGTTGGTCGTCGGCGTTGCCGCGTACCTGGGTTCGCAGCCGTAGAAAATCCAGGCGATCTCAGCAGTGGAGTTGTTGATGTGGACAACGACGTTCACAAAGTCGAACTGGTTGCTCACATCCATCTCCTCGGTCTGCAACTCGATGCAACAAAGCACATCGTCGTCACCTGCCGTCAACTGAGTGATCGCCTTGCCAGTGATGGCCTTGCCACCCAGGCCACCTACGGTCGTTGCCTGCTGAAGATACAGGTCAACGGTCGTGTCGGCCGCGATGTCGCCTACGTTGAGTACCAACCAGCCTCGATGGTATGCTTCCATCGAGATCCAGGCCGATGAAATCCAGCCCGTGAGACTGTCAGCGTGCTCGTGGAGCAGAGGGTACATAACCTCTGAGCGCCGTTCTGTATAGGTTGCCATTTCAGTTCTCCTTTGTCCTGAAAGCGATAATCAACCGTCCGTCCTCAAGCGTCATAGTTGCTCGTCCTTCAGCCTCTAATTGCCAAAGCTGCGCTTCCAAGCGGTTGCAAGGGCCGCACAGCCAGGCCAGGTTCGCCAAGTCACCATTGTACTTGTCATGGTCCCTATGGTGAACCTGCAAGTCCTGGTCGTGCCCGCACCATTCGCAGGCGCGGGATCGGCCTGACTTCGCCAGTGCATTGTGGTGATAGTTCCGGGCCGTTCCGCCGTTCCAAGCAGGGTTGCCGTTACCTGACATCCGTTCACTGTGGCGCTTGTTCGTTTCGCGCCGAGTTCGCGTCGGGATGCCAAACTTCCGCAGCCAAACCCATACCGTGTGGCCTGTACTGCCGATTTCGTCTGCGATCTGCTTTGCCGACTTGTCAGCCTCCACATATTCCTTTAGCAACCACTCTCGCGTTACTGCACCCCATCGGACACCGCCACCAGTGCCGCCAGTAGGATACGGACGGTCAATTTCCACTTACTAGGTTCTCCTATGTATCTCCTATCGCAACGGTTACGTTGACTTGTCGCCCAATATGACGAAGGGGCTGACTTGCGTAGTTCCGTCTTGATAGGTCAAAGGCGCAGACAACCACGGCTGTCCGTCTACTCTATGCACCGCTCGCCACGAGGTCTCGTCGTACTCCCACTTGGGCGCCTGACTTGACTCTACAGTCGTCGCCTGCCGGTCCCCGATGAGGTAGTACCTCCAGTCTGCCAAGATCACGTCCCCAGCGTTGCCGATGAGCGGGCACTTCTCGGTCCAGATCACAGGCATTCCCAGCAGGTATCCCGGCACTCCGCCCGCTGCGTTGGGCACCCAGATGTACGAGGCGTTGCCCGCTGGGCCACTCAACTGGATGAGGTCGGCCATAGCGCTCTGGGTGATGAACCACACGCCCCTACCGCTGGGCAAGAAGTTCTCCACCATGTTCGCCAAGTCAGGCCATCCAATAGCGCCGCCCACCGCCCGCGCCACCGTGATGGTCGCAGGTGCCGGGATCACGCCCAACGGCTGGCCAACGCCAGTGCCGTTGATGAACGTGTAGTCCTCGTTCCAGGCTATGCAGCCCGCGAACCCCATTGGCCCGCTGAGGAAGTCAGCGATGCTAATGGCACTGTCGTCCACCAGCTCATCAGAGGCGTGAGTGAGCATGATGAGCTTGTGGGCCGTCAGCGACACCTTCTGGAAGCCGGGTTCCGTTTCGGTTTTCTCCGTAGCCTCCTCTGCCCAGTACGACCGCATCCCGCCGTACCAGTGCGGCCTTCCGGCTGTGGTGCCGGTCTGATTGAGTACAGGAAGCTCAATCTGCCGGCGCCGCATCCGAATGATGGTGGCCCTATTTCTAACCAGGGCACTCTCACCCATCACGGCCTGCAACTGGGCCAGGAAGTCAGTCGGAACCAGGAAGCCCCCGCTGGCACCCACCGACTCGACCATCTGCTTGGTCTGGTGGCCTTCGGCCTTCTCTTCCACGAGCCGCTTTAGCCGAGGATCAACCTTGCGAAAGCTCGCGTCCTTGTGGTTGGCCCGCCACGCGCTGTAGAGGAACTGATCCCAGGACTTGAAGTCGGACGGTACATCAGGCGGGTCATCGGCCTGCTGCTCATCCGCCGCAGCCTGAGCAAAGTCCTTCAGCTCCGAGGCGCCGTCCACGACGTCCTTGAGCTGTGCGGCCTCGGCCTGTAGGCCCTTGGCGTCCTCAATCATCTGAGGCACCTTGGCCTTGTCCTCGGCGGTACTTTCGGGGTTAGTCAGGATAGCCGTCGCATCGTCAAACAGCTTCTTGGCCTGCCCCAACTTGTCCTTGTACATGGTTCACCTCCATTGGTGATATCAGTCGCACATTGACTGCTTCTGCGTGGGTGGACTTGCCGGCCCGGCGCTCCGCTACGTCTCGCGGCCTTATGTTAAGGTGCTATGCGATCTC